TTCAGTTCCGCCATCCGCCGTTGCGGTCAGTTTGCCGGGCGTTTTGACCGTGATGTTATGACCGCCGGGAGACAGTTCGATGTAGGCCGCGCCGTCGTCAGTTCGCAGTTGGGCGGCGCTGGTACTGATACCACTGATTTTCTTTGCCTGAGACTGAGGCCCCACAATCGCAAACCCATCCGATAAATTGTGCTGGCGAGGATCTACAGGTTCCTGAACGCCGCCGTTCTGCCACCAGTAATCAATGCAACGGTCAGCGAAAATCACCAGACATTCATCACCGGCTTTAACAGGAAATGTCAGTGTGACACCGCCTCCACGCGGGAAAATAACCGGTACGTCCACCAGCAAAGGTAATGCGACCGATTCAGTCTTGCCTTCGCTGTTCGTGACTTTCCAGCGTATCGCTGGCTGGGCAGTCACTGTCACCGCATCGGCATTAAATGACTGAATAATGCAGGGTAAGGCCACGTATAGCCCGGAACTGATCGCCGCCTGCATGACCAGAAACGGCGTTTCGGGCTGGTTAACTCGTTCATGGTGAGTGATCATTGTTGTCTCACATCTGCCTGTAGTGCGGATTGGTTAATTAATGTCTGGTCAGATTTCGCCACACAGATCAATTCCATGTAGTACGTGTTTTCACGGGTATCACCGAAATAATTGACGTTGATAACCACATAGTCGCCGTCGGCGTCAATGGGCGCAGGCATCTCTTTATCACTGTTGCCAGAGGCGATAACCCCCGTAGATTTCCCCGCCATATTAATCGACTTGTTATCCAGACGGATTAAGGTTCCCGGTCTGATTTTAGGGTTGATGAGACATTTAACATTGATCCCGCCACCGATAGTCTGCTCCGGCATCCCAATTAACCCTGTTTTATAGGTCAGTACAACCGCCTCGGTGAGGTAGGTGCGCTTGGGGATAATGTGGCATTGCCCGTCTTCATATCGCCAATCAGCGCCGTTCTGTTTAGCCAGATTACTCAGCTCGTCGCGGTGCATTCCGAAGAAGACTTTTCCCCGGGGAGCGACGGTTTTTTGAAACTCTGGCCTGAGTCCGGTGAATATCCCGTATTTCTCAATATCCCGCATCAGTAGTCTGTCCACATCCTCCTGCGTGTACCCGGACGATATCGTGATATTGACCACTGCGTCGTTATAGGGCTGGTCGCCGTCTTGTGCCTGTATGACGACATAGGTATCGGTGGGACTGTCTCGCCCGGTGTAGGTGTACTGGATTTGACCGAAAAATATCTGTCCTGAATTTCCGCGATAGCCTGCTGAGAACTTAATAATCTTATATTCGCTCTTGCGAACCTTCTCCCGTGTCTCATTGTTCAGGTTATAGATTTTGAAAATGCCTGTAGCGGGATAAGCAAAACTGGGGCGGGTAATATTGAATTTGATTTTCAGCTCGGAAAGATCAATTCCTTCACCTTGTTCATCGGCAACAATCAGGCTGCATTCGCGAAGCCATTGTTTTGACATAATTGACCTCGTATAAAAGAAAAAACCGCACTAGGCGGCCTTATTGATTAATCAAATTTCAAACCCAACAATAAGCCTCGGGATGGGGCTGTTTATCTTTCATTCACTATCATCGCAATCTGAAATAATCACATTCATTCCGTTTTTTTCTCGTATGAAAATGATCGCCCCAGTCGGTTGCGTTGCTGTTAGACCGTATATATTGCCTGTACTATTTTCTTCAATGCGTTCACCATACCCCAGACTATAACTATCTGCGGTTAAAAATGGTAAATTTATATTTAAGTTTTTCCTACCAAAATCTATCTCAACATTTTTACCGTTGTCTTTAGAGATTATGGATACTTTAGCAAATGCGATTACTTTGTTTTTTAGTACACTCCCCATATCATCGATGTACCCTTTAGGTAACGGACGTACATAACATAAATATTCTCCATTTTTTATAGCGATATTTAAATTTTCGTCCCTGAAAATACCATTATCAGCAAAAGCTAATGATGGAATCAGTAAAAGAAAAAGTAATATGATTTTCATTATCCACCTAGTCATAACGATTTAATAAACAAAGTATAACCTGTTATCGTTTACTAAATCACCTTCGGCTGCTTCCTTGTGGGGGTTATTGCAATAAAAAACCAGCGAGCCATTAAACCCTAAATAGCTATGCTGCTCCAAAATATCTACACCAAAAACCAACGGGATGCCCATCACTATTGGCTCACTGTTGGGGTGCATGATATCCAATATCCACCCAGCACAACCCCGCCACTGTAATTGCATCCGGTAATTGATACCGCCTAATTGAATATCGAACTGTTGATTTTCAGCCTGCAAAGGGATCTCAACAATGCTCATTTCAACACGCCCCTTAACCACTCAACACCATCTTTAACCTGCTGCAATCCTCCACCAGTGCTTTCATTAATTTGGCTAAGTACACTTTCTTTCTGTTTAGGTACTACAGGGGTTACAGTCCCTCTATCAACCGCGGGCGCGGTATCCAATGGGTATTTCATTCTCTCAGGTGGTGCGGTAACTCCTTTAACCGTTGCAAGTTCTACGATAATCACTTCGCGCAGGGTTAGCGTTACCATTAGTACATTTTCAGAGGTCTTATCGGTTGTCACTTCTATCGCACGGATCAGCATGTTTTTATACTGACGCTTCCCTGTGGTGACGTCGAACGGCTCTTTAGAGGCTTTCAGTTTAAGCAGTTGCTCATAAACCTCTTTGGGGCTTTTCCCTAATGTTGCCCCGGTATCGAGATCAAACAGCTTAATTTTCGAAGTATCGAATCCGTCAATCAGCGAGCCGCCACCCGCAAACCCGATTTCCATCGTGACCTCTGAGGGCTTGTCATAGGCGTGGTCGCTGATAGAGGCACCTCGCTGTACCGGGTGCTCGGTAATCTCTGTCGAGTCCATGTGTTTCTCAGAGATCACCACACTCGGTACTATCATCTCAATCTTTCTCGTATTCTGAGAAAATAACGTCGATAAAATATCCATTAGCTCACCTTCGTTTGTAGACTGCGCACTAATATTGCGTTGGCGCGTTGTACGGACTCACCTGTTAGTACTGCGGCCTCGTGCGGGGAATCAACACCATTCACACTGATGATATAATTTGGTGCAATCGTCGTTTGATTGGGCTGGTTATTGGCTAATAACTCCAACCGTTTAGGCGTGTAACCCGTATGACTCAGCATGTTATTGATATTCGCTGTCGCGTTATCAAACATCCGTGGGTCAAAGTTGAAATTGCTGTTTTTAGCCAATGCTTTTGTCGGGGAGGGTGCACCCGCAATTGCAGCCATGATCAAGTTCTTGGAGTAAGGAAGCGGCTTTCCTATCTCATTTTGACTCATGGCGTTCATCAGCGCATACATAACATTATCGTCATTTAAGTCTAAACGGTCATGTCTGCCTACACCCAGTCGCTTCGCTACTCTTTTAATGTACTCTTCGGTGCGGTTATTATCTTTCTTGCCGGGCGGCGCCCATTTACTGACAATTAAATCGACGGATTGGCGCTGAACTTTATCAGTTAGCCCATTAAAATAGCGGCGCAACTGCCAAGCGGTGCGTTCTAACCCCTCATAAGCCGTGCCGAATTTAGCGAAACGCTGCTCAGGATGATTCTCTACTGTTGCCCCTTTTTGTTCGGCAAATTCCATATTTAGAGGGTTATTGTTACGTTCCCCCCGAGTATTGCCCGTTGATTTATTTTTCCCACTTAATGCCTTATTTGCTTCATCAAGTGTCATTTCTCCGCGTTGGACTTTGAGTCTTAATTGGTCAACTTGAGGATCTCCTGTCGGAATATATATCGTTGTTTCGTTAAGTTGATAGCCCTTATGTTGATTTGCCCAATCATTATCAATGCCTAACGCCTGACCTACATCACCCACGGCACGCTTAAGATCGCGAGTATTGGAATTCCAAGAGGCTTGGGCACTGGCGGATATATTGTCCCAGTCAGAATATAAATATTCTGCATAAGCCAGCAATCCCGCAGTACGCAGAAGTTTAATTAAACCGCTCTTACCAATTACCCCCGATAATTTTCCTAATGTCCCTAATATGCTGGTTAACCACTTCCCCGCAAAAAACAAGGCAAAGCCCCAGAAGATATTTTCCCAACCGCCGACAGCATCCTTGATGTTCAGTATCCAGTCTTTCAGTTGCTTAATGTTTTCACCAACTTTCTCTATCGTACCTTCCCACTGACTCCAATCAATTAACGATTTACCGCCCTCTTTCCATGTCTGATAGTCGTCATAGAGCAGGAGCAGCGCCGCCATTAATGCGGTAATGATGCCGATAGGAGACGTTAAGAACTTGGAATTCAGTGCTAACCATGCCGCAGCAATTAAGCCAAAGGTTTTAATCAGGTCTTTACTGCCTTCGTCTAATTTCTTCCACCAGCCGATCAGGTCTTGAATACCCTTGGCTCCGCGATAGACCAATTGACCGAGCATTTCAGACAGGTCTAGGATGGCTTTCACTACCGACATAATGATCTTTTCAATGGTCGGCCAATGCTTCAAGATTAGGTTGGTGAGTTTTTCTATGCTCGGTGTCAAGACTCGAGCCATCTCACCGCCGATTTTGTCCTTGCCCGCCCCCATAACCGTTTTCAATTTATACAGCTCGGTCATAAAGGTATTAGCGTGTTTAGCGGCGGCGGTGGGGTTATAGCCCATCGTTTTCATTATCCGCTGATAATCAGACGCATAGCCACCAATCCCCCGGCGCATTGCCATCAGGGTGTTTTCATCAATGCCGAGGATACCGGCATACTGATTTGCCCTATAATGTGGCATGGCTGACAGCCGTTCGCCGACCAAGGCCACCAGCGAAGCGGTATCACGCAGCTTGCCGTTGGTGTCACGGGTCTGGATACCCATATTGCGGAGAAATCCTTCTCCCCCTGGATTATTCCTTAAAAAACTGGCAACGCCTTCCAGCGACGAGTTCAGCCCTTCGACACTGCCGCCTGCCTGATGCATCGCATAACCCAATGCTTTTATCTGCTCGGTTGTAGCGCCTGTGCGTTGTGCCTGCCAGTACAATTTATCCAGTCCACTGGCAACCTGAGCCGTAAACCCAACAACCGCCAGTGCTGCACCTTCCACGGCGGCACCTAATTTAAGAGCATTGCCGGTGACGCCTGCCAGTATCGCGCTAAATTTTTTCTCACCCGCGCCGTCCACCTCAAAACCCAGTGAGATCAAAAAGTCGCGGATTGTCTCTGCATTATTGCTCATCTTTCCACCGTGCTATCAA